CACACTAGGAACGAAAGAATTTGTTCCCACCCCCATCAAGACCCCTAGGGTATTACCCTAGGAGCTCGACAGGGACCCATGCGTGCTTAAACACTGGCACGCCCGCGATTGCAACGCCACTCTCGTATTCTACATACGGAGTTGGTTCTTCAGTAAAGTACTGAAGAAGTGCAGCAGCGGTGTCCTGCTTCACTCTACTCGCTTTACTTATGATAGTAAGGCATAGAGCTTCATCCTTGTGTGAATCCTTATTCCAGCGAGTCTTCGCTGGGATAGGAGCACCCGAGAATGATTTGAAGCCGAACAACCCCGTCCCGCTACCTACCACAAGGATACCTCGTGGTAGTTGGTCGACCAGCCAGTTGGCTGCGTTCCAGAACCCCTTCGTAAAGAAGTTGTTTGAAACGGCAACGTTACTGACAACGGAACGAGGGTCGGATCTGTCCGGAGTCATGGTTACATGTGGTGGGGATACATCGTATCCCTTCCACGCGTCCATTCCGCAACTTTCCCTGAAATATCCTTTCGAGAAAGTCTTAGTCTGGTTAACCATGAGACCGAGAAGGTGTAGAACCTTCTCTAACTCCGCTTTCCACTCTACGGGGACAATTATATCATCCCCGAAGACGCGGACCTTTCTCAATACGTCCTTCCACCCTAGCTTAGGCTCAAGGTACATACCTGTACCCGCAGCCATAGCCAGGAAACAGAGGGACTGTATTGGGAACGTGAGGGCAGAGCCCTGAGTGGAGAACTTCCTTAGCTTGTGAAGCGAAGGTCGTTTCCGGTCTATATCGTTAGATATAAACCGAGTCCTTGAAGCGATCATTGCAGAAAGAAGCCCAGGATTTCTCCTGAACACTCTCTGGACGACCCAACAGGACAACCTATCCGACGCCGATTTGAGATCGATCGTCGCATAGGCACCAGTCAGGGACCCGATCCGGGCAGCTTCTCGGTTGTGATTTTGGTCATTGAACCGGATCGACAATCCAAGAACTGTCCGATGGACTCTGGTGTATACGAAATCTCGTATGCACTGTTGTACCCATTGATGACAAGTGGGTTCAGCGGCGATAAGCCGAGGACCCTTTTGGCTCTTTGGGACAGCAATGAGCTTTGACGCACCCTCGAGAGAAGGTGTTCGAAGTCCATCTGGTCCAAGCTCTTCCATAAGACCGAATCCGGACAATCCGAATCGATCGAATGGAAATAGCCGATCGAGTCTAGGGCTCCACGAGGGGAAGTTATATTTGTAACTTCCACGACGGGAGTCCGAGACACTACCAGGTCCATGCCTGAATCTCCAGAGATCGGGATCGAAGATTCCGAGCTCTGTGGATATTCTGTCAGCAGCTCGCTGAACAGAAACCAGCAATAGCTGGGCGGGTTTATTCCCAGACGGGAACAAACCTCCTCCGAGACCCTCACTGACAACATCAGAAAGATTATTGTCAGTGCTATGGTCAGAGAGGTCCCCGTCGCTATCCCAAATAGGGCTAGCAACCGGGAGCTTCGCTTCGATGTCATAAAACTCTCCTGTTGCCTCGAAGAGGTAACGGGGAGAGCAATCCCATTCGAGATTCTTACCGACGTACAAGAGTGTACGTAGGAAAAGAACCACGTTTGGGTCGACATCGGCTGTCAGGCACCCTTCATCAAACAGACGAGACCATAGCCCCCAGAAAAGTCTGGGGATTCTGGATGTTGAAGACCGATAACCCGAAAGGTTAAGGCCTGCAACATTGAGTCGTCCCTCCGAGAGGCTCTTATCGAGAGCCTTTCCGAGTGCGGGCAGATCCATCGTAAAGATGGCCTGTCCACGTGTTTGATATAGTCGGGTAAGAGTGCGAAGATCGCGCTCCCACTCGACGTGGTCGTGCGGAAAGTACGCTTCTACGTCTTTAAGTAGTTGCGTATACAGTCCGATGAAGTTGAAGGCCTGTCTTCTAGTCATGCATCATCCTTTCATAGATGGTGGTTATGACACAGGGATCAGAGCCCTCACCCGCAACTGAGCCGGCAGAACTAGTTCTGCCAGCCCCTCAGATCACTCACAAACCCAGCGGTCAGAAGACCATTGAGAGCACTCTGCAGATACCCAAGCTCGGTAGCAGGTCCCGTCTTGTCATTCTGAATGACAGCGTAGACTTTGCGAACCGAGTCGGGGTTCGGCGAAGTGCCGAATACGGTGTGAGTCAGCTCGACGTTATGATTGTCGGGCTGGGAGCCATCCGCTTGGACACGCATCTTAGAGTGCCGGATACGAACCCGGAAACTCTGAGTTGCCTCCTCAAGGAAGTACTCCGAACCGTAGCCATCCTGATTAATGCGAGGCAAGTTCTTTGCCACAGCATTATAAGTGATGACAAATGGGTTAGGGATAGTCATTCTTCAACTTCTCCAGTTAGCGCATAGCCCTCACATTAGTCGTGTGACGGCAAGCGCCGACAGGATCGACCACTGCTTATGTGACAAGAATGGCACATAAGCAGACACGGACGGCCCATAGACCCGTCTCCGACGCTTCCAAGAAGCTTCGCGGTCCGTTGCTACCGTAAAAGTGGCACCAAACGGATTCGACGTCCAAGCAAAAGAAATAGGCTTGGCCGTGATATGGGTCATGACTGCGATATCGTCGACAATGACTCCTAAATGGTTTCGGTTTGCTTCGAGAAAATCTCCGCAATCCGAAAACCAATCGAGGAGCCATGTCCACGGTATCAGGTTCCACACATCAACTATGTGGGCCTGATGCCCGAACACGAGTGATCGTGCACGATCGCGCAAGTCACCACCGAGCTGAGCTAATGTGAGTGCAGAAGGTTTATACCTAATGCGCACCCATTGCTTAGCTGCGATCCTGGAACGAAGAGTTCCACGAGCGTTAGATTGATAAAGAGGGGACATATAACCTATGTCCCAATCTTCATCAAACTCGGTGCTAAAGGTCGTGACAGTACGACGCAAGTCACCAGACCTGAGGGCGTTCAACTCTTTGATGCGATTATCAACCGCTTCGCTGAAGTCGAACAACTTGCCCAGGTCCTGTATAAGAGGATCCCAACCGAAGGTCCAACCAAGGTAACCAGAAGCTACATCGCGAGCGGTAGGCACGAATGCCTTCCCCTTGCGTTGCGCCAAGGTAACCCTGCGGAGGATATCTCCGATTTGGAAGATCATCTTAGGTGCGTCACGCAGCTCCCCCAAGAACTGCCAGATAGACACTTGTGGTCTATTTGGATTAGCTCGAGCGAGAGCAGCTGTGGCCGCGCTTGCATCGGAAGGCATACCCGGTATAGTCCTACCTTCGAGGGTATAGTTTCGAGTTTCTAGTCGCTGGTTAGCGATCCAGTAATTCGAAGTCTTCCCCTCGACATGTCCGACGTAATTGAGAATTTTGTGCATGTCGAACTGATTGGTGTAGATTCTATCACCATCAGGAACGTCAGTACACTTCTCAGTATACGCCTTGACATCGTACATGTAGTCATCAGGAAGGACGGATAAACTCTTGGAGTACCCGCCCTCAATGAGAGGACCACTTGTACGGGTTCGGAACCGGATTGTCAACTGTCAACCGTGTGTTAGAGGAATAGGGAGCGAAGAGAATCTTCGCCGCTCTTGCGTCGGGCCCGTATGGGC